GGAACGTGTTGTTCTGTGCAATCGTAATAGCCGTATTGGTAGCACTCGTCATCGTGACGTTGGCAGTACCAACAATCGCCTGCTCTAGCGTAGTGCCAAGGTTAGTGTTTGTTGTATTACCCCACGTACCGGCCTGATCTCCAGTGCCGATAAGCTCAATAGCTAGGTTGCCACTGTATGTACTTGCCATGATTCTTCCTTACATAATAGTGTTTATGAGAGTCCACGTTTCCGAATTATCGGTATCTATAAGCTCCCATAAAAGTCGTCTGCTTACAGTATCTGAAGCCACTGCGGTATCTGTAACCGTTGATTGAAAACTACCACCGGCGCTAAAACTATCATCTACATTTACGGTATCTTCAACACCAATGTTGTATACGGAGCTACCACCAAAACTAACGTCGTCTTGTGCAACGGCGGATTCTTCTATACGTTCTGTAAAATTACCACCCCCCAGAACTGTATCAATAAGTGCTGCTGTTTCTTCTAAAGATATATAGAACGTAGCGTTTGCTCTAAAAGAATCTGTTATGACTAAAGACTCTGCAACGCTTACACCAAAAACAGTCGTTGTACTAAAAGTATCAGTTGTCTGTACCGTATCCGAAAAAATAGAACCAAAAGCGGCACCGCCGTTTACAGTATCTAAAGCAATAACTGTGTCTGAAATATCTCTATTATAAGCGGACAAGCCCCATCCAGACTGTCCCCAACCTCCTGAACTCCATCCGCTTATGTCCGCCACAAAGCACTCCTATTATTGGGCGTCTAAGTTAAACGAATACGTTACGTTCAGTACGTCACCAGTAACTACAGTACGGTCACCGGGCGATTGAAAGTCAGCCGCAGAGAACAGTAATCCCGGTGATGTGCCAGACGCCACATTAGTTAAAAATGCGCCAGCAATAGTAGCGTTAGCAGTAAAAGTAAACGACGCTGTGGTAGCCGAATTGTTAATATTTGATGGGTCTGCCAATGTAGCTGCGCCAAACGTAGCTGCTGGACGAGTACCAGCATAACTACTGTTTTCAGTCCAACCGGCATGAGTAGCCAACGTATCGCCACCAGAGAATGTTGTAGTAGAAGATGTACCGTTAACTAGGCCAACATACCAAGCAGCCGTATATGCAGACCCTTTAAAAAACTGGGTATTCATCATTTGCAAGCCGGTGTTAACAACAAGATTAGGAGCAACATCTACCCACTTCTCGTTACCATCCTTGTCCACACAAGTAACAGTAAACACACCACCAGCGGACATACCTTCTATAAAGCCGGTCTTGCGCTCAACATAGCTAGTAACAGTTTCACTAGATTTAGCTTTTTGAATCGACATAATTACTCCTTAGGGGAAACGGATCAAAGCCGTTGTTGCTGTATTAGAGGGCAAAGTGACGGTAAAAGTCTGGTTAGTACACGTCTTATCCGCCCCAAAGTCCAACACCGCCACAGAGCTATTACTCTGTGTTGAATTATAAATAAGTGCTCCGCGTACAGTAAACGACGCATTACTCCACACGGGGTTAGCAAAACTAACGTACATAATGCCGTTAGATACTGACGCAACGGACACATTTGATAAAGTGTTACCACCTTCTGTATACCCAGTACCCGAGACTTCATTGGTTGTACTATATACAGTAGTTGTTGGGCCTAGCGTAGCAAAGCCAGTATACAAAGCCATTTTTAAAGTATCAGACGTCAAGTTCTGCTGCGCTTGCAGCATCTGCACTTTAAAACTAGCGGTTAGGCCCTGTTGAATAGTCATTACGGATTAACCTTAATCTTTGCCTGACCGTCACGGTACGCATCACCACGCTCAAGTCCAGTACCCAGACGATTCAACTGCATCAACGCATCTTGGTATTTCTTATCGTAGTACGCCATCATGTCTTGTTCACCCTTCATAAAGGTGTAAGCCTCTACGAGCGAACCATAAAGCAGTACAGGCGAGTAGTTATCGCCTAACCACGTACGACCATCAGCCGCTACAGTTATTGATTCTGGGTAGTAGTAATAATGTAGTTCTACATCATACTGTGCGTCTGGGGTAGGAGCCACAATAAAACTCAACTCATCCGTAATCGTAGTACCCGCTACAGTAGGCCCAAACAAAGAATAGTATTGCGGTAGCCCAGTATCAGATGGGTTAGGGTATGCCGCCCGCATAAAGTTAACATCTTTGTTAAGCAGGTACTCATATCTGCCAGTTGCATCTACCACCGCTAAAGAAAACGTAGACAAATAATCAATCGGGCAAGACAAATATTTTTTATTAGTAGAAACTGTACCTGTCACGTTCTTACGTAACGGTGGAAGCTGAACTGTATTGTATACACGGGTTTCTGTCTGCGTAACGAAGACAGGGATATTATCTACGAACAGTTGCTCGTAGTTTTCTGTGTATGCTTGAATTTCAGCTACTAGTTCAGTGTAAGTCATGGTTTAACCCATTGGCCCCCGAGCCATTGTGCCTTTAGTAGCAGCGCCTGTACCGCGAATCTTAATACCACTAGTCTTAGGTGGTTTAGTGTTACCTTTGCTAGTAACGCCTACAGAAATATTAGACTCGTTAAGTATTTTTGCACCAGTAGTGTAAGCAGAATCAGCTTGAATGCTAGACGCTTTACCCTTCATGTCGTGAGGAGCAGCGTACACAGCAGCTTGGCCTACTTCTTTGCCTTTAACTTTTTGCGAGAACTTAGCCATTATTTGCCCCTTGAAGAGCCGCGCTGGTTTGCAGCACGAGCCAAATTACGACCCATAGATTTCATAGCCATTGAAGTTACGCCGCCTTTTTTCATGCCGTGCATTTTCTTCTCATGCGATTTGACTTCCTGCTTAGCGATCTTTTTGATAAGCGGTGTGTCTTCTTTAATGTCTTCGTGTTTCATATCCACTCCTAAGTAATCGTGATAGTCACGTTTGATACAAAGCCTGTTGTTGTCAAAGTGTTGGGGGTTAACCCATCATCTATACCGCGTGAACCGCCAATTGGTGCCCAACCCCACTCTATAATTCGACTACCTTCACCCGGATCACCAAAATCTGTATTCGTTGTTAACTGCAAACCCGTGTAGCCAGACTGATAGTAGCTGTTATCCCTACGTGGATTACGCAATGCTTGCGGATCGTCCACTGGGTACATACCTAGCTGTAACTGCGGCTGATCGGGTTCCCAACAAGTTGGGCATACCAAGATGTTAACCTGCTTGGTCTTAATCGTCAGCTTTTTTAACTCTTTTAACTTATAGCGGAAACCACACCGATCACACTCGGAGATAGCATGTTTACCACTAGCAAACCTATTGCTCATTTTTAATAGAACATCTCACGCGGCACGAACCGAATAGGAGCTTTTTCTCTATCTTCGTCAGCCGCTAACTGCCACGCTTCGTCATACATAGCCTTTAGCCCCATAACTCGGGCTGGGTCTACCTCAGGTTTTTTAATCGCAATCATGTAAGCCAACCCCGCCACCATACAATTTAAGAAGCGGAATGGAATATCAACCACGTTAGTACCGTCGCCCGCGTCATATATACGCTTTAAACGCCAGTAATAGAATACATAATAGGGCTGCGTAGAAGTGCCTTGATCCGGCGCAGGCCAGACGTTAATCTGTGGGTATTTAGTTACAGCAGCTTCCGATCCTACCTTCTCGCCACTTTGACGATTAACCCAGACTTGAATTGGTCGTCCTTGCGTGAGCTTGTTAGGGATCGTGGAGTAGGTAGAAACACTAATTCGAGTAATGTTGAGGTCAGTTTGATTTGATCCTTGACCAGAATCCGTACGAATAACATGTTCAAGCAGATCGACAGTATCAATAGGTAGGTCATAAGTCACCGTCCCCTGAACTAAGTTGATCGAACCCTGTTCAATAGTCCACAGGTTTATCCCACGATTAGCCCACTCGGTCAGCATAAAGTTCATGCTGCGCCGTGCCGTACGGAAGTCGTAGCCCGTACGTATCTCTAAGCCACAACGCTCAAATGCCTCTTCAAATATCTCGTTGAGGTTAGGATTAAAGGTAGTGGTAGCGGTCGTGTAGGCCATTTACTTTTTCATCCCTTTGAGTGTCTCCGCAAGCCTTGCACGCTGCCCCAACTTGCCGGGCTTTTTCGCAGCGGCTGCAAGTTTCTTTGCAGGTATGGGCTTGCCTTCTTTTGCGCCAAGCTGAGCACGAAGAGCACCGGGTTTCTTTATTGCCTTCTGTATCCATTTTTCAGCCATTATCTAAACCCTGCCGTTTTTTTTGCAATGCCTTTAGGTTGAGCCACAAACTGCTTGCCTGCCTTCTTCCCTGCCCGCTTTGCCTTTGTTGTAGCAGCGTACTCGGCTGGGCTTAATGCTTTAATTGCCTTTTCAGGCAGGTACCGCTCTCCGGTCTTTGACGACGGTTTTCCGCTTTTGGTTCGCCATTTTTGGTCGCCCCAAGCTTTTAAGCTTTGTTGCGGAGCCTTCAATCTCGGTACCCTCCACCTGCTGCTTTGTACTTCTTGGCTACCAACTGCGCTTTACGTGCTGACCACTGCCCTGCACCTGTACCTTGCGTTGCTGCGGCTTTTACCTGAGACACAATCTTCTTACGTAGACTGGGTTTAGTGTAATTACCGGCGGCGTTAACCTTCCCACCCTCTTTATACTGAGTGAAGTCGGTGTCATCCCTACGGGCTTTTTTAGTGCCCTTAGGCATCTTGGAAGGGTTAATGTCACCCATACCCCGTGAGGCCATCATTACTTCTTACCCTTAGCTTTGCCGCCTTTTTTCATAGGCATAGAAGCTTGTCTGGATGCTCCGGTAGATTTACTCATCAAGCTTTTATAAGCGTCAGAGGGGTTAGAAGGAGGGCCACCACCTATTGCGCCACGCATAGGAGGAGCAGGGCGAGCCACAGGACGAGAACCCATACCACTACTTGAGGGCCTATTGGCAATAGCTTTATCTAAAGCGGCTTTCATACCACCACCCATACCGCCACTTGTACCGCCAGCAGGACGAGCAGGTGCGGCTTGTTTGGCTTTTATTGCGCGATCAAGTGCATCTGTATAAGGTTTTGCTTGTCCAGCCATAGCGGACTTTTGAGATTGAGCTTGGGCTTGTTTATTAGCTTGGGCTGCTTGTTTATTAACCTCAGCTTGACGTTTTTCAGCTTTAGCTGCGTCTGGCCCCATAGAAGCTTTGTAAGCCGCAGTTGCTTTAGCAGTTTCTTTAGCTTTACCTGCTTCAGCAGCTTTAGCTTTCATTGCATCCATTCTGCCGCCCATACCGCCACTAGCCATTTTTTTGCCACCAAATGCCATTTTACGAGTTGCCATGTCCGTCTCCTATTAGCAGGCTTTGCCGCCGTACTTCATGCCTTTGGTTGAACCAGCCATTTTGACTTGTTTGCCTTTGGTTTTGCCGCGTTCAGCAACACCATCACGGCTAGGAGCCGCAGTTTTTACTTTACCCATTGGAGTAGTAGCAGGGTATTTTTGTTTCGTAGCCATAACACCACCTTGTTTAAAAGTTTTACCTTTGTCCGCCGCAGCGAACTCCTTACCCACGGACTGCGATATGCCGACTTTCTTGGCAAAAGCAGGGTTGTGGGCCACCGCTGCCATTAAATTATGCTGCTTCTTACTAACGCTAGGCACTATCTATACCCCCGCATAATGCCACCGTATGCCGCCATGACAGGAGCTTGTTGAGTTTGTGGTGCTTGCTGCTGTGGTGCCTGTTGCATCTGCTGCGCTTGTAGCATAGCTATCTGCTCAGGTGTTAATTGTTGAGCCGCAGCGATACCTTGTGGGGGCATACCCGGTGGTGGGCCTTGTGGGGGCATCCCTTGGGGGCCGTAGCCTTGTTGCCCGTACATGTCTTGTTGCCCATACCCTTGAGGGGCGTAGCCTTGTTGTCCGTACATACCCTGCGACATTTGCGCTATCTGGGCAGGAGACATCTGCTGCTGCGGTGGGCCGTATATACCTTGGTCACCACCTGCACCTATCATCGTAGTCTTAGCTTGGCTACTTGTAGGCCCTTGCGAGTACCCCACTGGGCTAGGCATATTCTGTGTAAGCATTTGATACACTTGCGCATCATTCTGCATCTTACGTTGGTTCATAAGCTGCGCATATTGCTGTTGTTGCGCTTGTACTTGCTTTTGCCGCTCCGCATCTGCGGCGGCTTTGGCTTGAGCTTCTTGATCCCGTAGTGCGTTCTGGCTATCTAAATTAGATTTGTCTTCAACTTGTTGGTCAGCGGCTTCTTGCTCTTGCTGCTTCTTGTTAAGCATCGCATCAAAATCCGCAACAGACATTTTCATAGACTTAGCAATAGCTGCTTTGTCTTTTGCTTGTTGCACAGCTTGCGCGGCTTTTTGCTTAGCTTCAGCTTGAGCGTTTAGCGATTGCTCATATTGGCCCGGATCAATACCAAGTTTTTTGGCTTGTGTCTCAATTGCTACGCGTCTAGCATTGGCTTGTGCAGCAGCTTTAGCGTCAGCGGCTTGTTTAGCAGCGTTGGCTTTGTCGTCTTTTGCTTTTTGCGTGGCAGCAGCTTTGGCATCGGCAGCGGCTTTAGCAGTTTCGGCTTTTTTAGCGTTGGCAGCGGTTTTAGCATCAGCGGCAGCTTTAGCTTTAGCGGCTTTCTCTTCCGCAGCTTTCTTAACGGCGTTAGCTTTCTCTTCAGCAGCCCTCTTAGCCGCCTCTTCTTTTTGGCGTTTAGCTTCAGCAGCTTTTTCAGCGGCTTCACGTTTAGCCTGAGCTTCTCTTTCCGCTTTTTCGCGTTTAGCTTCAGCAGCTTTTTCAGCAGCCTCGCGTTTAGCTTGCGCAGCTCTCTCCGCAGCCTCGCGTTTAGCTTGTTCAGCAGCGGCTTTTTGAGCGGCACTAGCCATAATTAGGCCCTCGTTTTTCCACGAATAGCGCAACCATCAGCGCGGGCTGAAGCGGAACCGCCTTCTTTAAAACCCAGCTTACCTTTAACGTAATCAACTGCGTCGCTTGCTGCTTTGCGAGGAGCCTCGTTGTCTTTCTTTTCTTTTGCCTTAAGCTCAGCCTGCTTTTCGTCCGCTTTGCGTTTGTCAGCGTCTTGCTTGGCGTTGTCTATGTCTTCTTTAGTAATTGGCATTATTCACCTCTAAAACGCTTGACTACTGCTTTAACAGTATCTGTTTCATAGATACGAAGGCTTAGCCAAACTATAGTAAGTATGCCGCCAACTAGGGCGACAACGGGCGGGAACCATGACATAAAGCCACCTAACCCCACAACTACAGCAGCACCGTCGGTCATTACTTTGATGTCGTGATTATCCATGTCAACACTTCCATGCTCTAAGAGATTTGTTAATCCGACTGTTCGGATCACTTGCTGTTTTTTTGCTGGTCAACTTCTTCTTCATGCCGGTCATACGCGCACAGAAGGAGTCCTTGCGGGAACCGCCCTCTGGTTGCGGTGCTTTCAGGCCCGGTTTCCCCGGGTTGGCTGCGTTGTAGGAGGCTCGGCCTTTGGCGTTCAAACCGCCCTTCTCGGATTTGCCTTCCTTGCGTTGCCATGCCGGGGTCTTAGCCATAAATCACCGTTGCCGTAGCATTACCGCATGTAACAGTAAGGTTGCCAGCAGCGATGATCCCCTCACCGGGGAGCAATACATTAACTGTTCCGCCAGCACCTGTAACAGGGGAGAAAAACCAGATGTTTGTAGTGCCGTTATTAACAGCCACATTGCCAGCATTACCAGCACTAATGGTCACACCCTTAAAGCGAGTGCGGCCTTCAAACACCAAAGTAGTTCCGCCCGCGTTACACCACGTAGCCTTAACGTCTGTTTGCATCATGGTGATGCCCTCCTATTAGACGTTTTGTTCGCCAAAGTACGGATCGGAAACAAAGTAAGTAATGAAGCCAGCAAACGAACCTGTTGCCGAAGATGCGCTCTCGGTTGTCAACACAGTGTTTACAGTTGCGTTAGCTACAACACCAATACCTACGCCGTTACCAAGAGCACCAGCAGTAATTGTTCGTACTGTAGTAGCCGCAGCAGCGTTAGCATAATAAGCAGCGCTAGAAACGATACCGGTTACGGTTGTGTAGCCAACATTGATTGAGCCAGAAGTCAGTGGAGTCGTGATAGTCAACGACATCACAACAGCATTAGCTGGAAGAATAACAGTAACGCCTGTTTGGCTAGAAGCCACTATTGCATTACCAGAAACGGCTGCATTAGCAACGTAAAAACCAGCGGTCATTACACCGGTGCCGCAATAAGCTTGACGAGTTTGATCGCCACCGCCCGAACGCCAAATGCTTTGGGTAGTTGAAACTGCCATGATAAATTGTCCTCTTCATGCGAGTTAAGTGCGCCGATCTGCATGAAAGTCAGCCGGGACTGTTCGAGCGCACCGGTTTCCCGGAATACTGCATTTATAGCATACAAAAGAGGGGGCCGAAACCCCCTCGATTGCTTTTATGCACCTGCTGAGCCGTACATGCCCAATGGGTCTGACCAACCAAACGAATAACGCTCACGAGACTTGTAACGTACGTTACCAGTATCAAAGTCACCATCCATCGAGTTAGACAAAGGCGTACGAACAAAGTGCTTCATGCCGTTAGGAACGTCGGTAGTTAAATACCAGCCGTTTGTGTCGGTCAAGAAGTGGTTAATCGTATAGCCTTCTGGGATCGAACCATTGTTCTTCAGAGCGTTGATGTCGTTATCGTTAGTGCCGACGCGGAGTTCGGTTTCTAACAGACGAGTAGCAACGAATTGAAGAGCTGGTGGAACAATCAGCTTCTTAGGTTTAGCAGCAATCAGCAAACTGCGTTCATCCGTCCAAGCAGCGATTTGAATAACAGCGTTTTCCAACGAAGTTTCATTCAAGTCAGCCGGTGTTGAAGGGATGTTGCTGTTAGTTCCGCCAGATACCAGCGGGTGAGCAGACGAAAACAGAGCAACGCCATCGCCACCGGGGTAGCTGCTGGAGAAACCGTTGTTTAGGACGTTAGCCGCTTTAACTTGCTTTGTGTACGACATAGCACGAGCCAAAGCTTTGGTGTAACGAGCCGACAGTGAGTCGTACAAGTTATCCTCGATGGCCTCTTCGGTCAGCGAGAAACCAAGTGCAATAGTTTCGTGGTTGTATCGTGCAGTCCAAGCTTCTTGTGCATTGTCATAACGAATGGCACTGCCCTCGTTTTTAACAGGTGCAGCAGTAAAGCCAGACAGTTTTGTTTCTTCTTCGAAGGAACGCTCGGAAGTCTCTGTTTCGTAGATTTCCTTGTGCTCTTCGCCGTAACGAGCGTACTCCAAACCGAACAATGCGTTCAGGCCGGGGAGCAGCTCTTTCAGTAGTTGTGCGCGTGAAATAGCCATTATTTATGCTCCTTAAATGCCTGTCGGATTCAGATACGAATGTCCGCCGGTCATAGTGGTTACAGCGGTGTTAGCGCCAGCCAAGTTAACGGTAACCGTGGTAACTGCATACGGTGCGTTGAACTTACAAATGTATTCGCAATAACCGTTTGCGCCATTTGAAGTATCAGGCACGATGTCCACGATACGGATTGGGAACGATGCAGTAGTTGCGGTGTTAGCACCCCAGATACCGACAGCCGAATCGCCAGTAGTGTTAGAACCAGCGTTTTGGCATAGAGCAGCGTTTGCGCCAATAATTTCTGAACTCAAAAAAGTTACAGTCGTATTTGAGCAAGTAGCTACTTTAAACAAAATATCAGGATCGTCAACTACATAAGCCTGAGCATCAGGTGCTGCTGTACTAGCAGTCCAAGATTGCGAAAATGTCTTCTGGCTAGTAGAAGGGTTGGTAAAAGTACAACCCAGAAAAATGCCAACCGGTGTAGCTGTGCCAGTACCAATATCCTTTTGGATAGTACCGTCAGCAGCAAGCTTAACCACGTCACCGTAGTAAATGCTAGTAGCGTAACCACTAACAATTCTCATTAGGCGAGTGGAACCGGCGTACACCTGACAACCGATCAAATTGACCGGCTGCAAGCCATACGGCTTGTCAACTGTAGGATATGCCATAGTTAAACTCCAAAAAAGTTAAAATTTACTTACCTCTGCCAAACGACGTATCCGACTTACGCTCTGAAAACAGAGGCATACGCGGGTCGTTTTCACGCATAAAACTATTGTCGATTGCAAGCGTTTGCGCCTGAGTCTGGTCGTTGTAGTAATTACTACGCTGTTCCACAAACTCGGACGGAGTCTTACAAAGCAACAAACCACCGATCTCAATATTGTCCTTAAAGCGACTACCGGGATCAATTAGCAGTTGGAATTTAGGTTGCTCAGTAATTTTTACTGGCTCCCAGCCTTCGCGCATTTTTGCTGACAGGTTACGCGGATCGGAGTTATTTAACGTCGAAACACGAATCCACCTGTAGTTAAAGCCCGGCTGCTTATCAGGTTCAGGTAGCAGCTCCGCAGGTGCCCACTGCTTAGGGCGCATCTGCGTCTCACGGGTTTCAAGTTCACGAGTCAATTTAGGTTCAGCCATTATTTATTCTCCAATTTAAGAACTTCACGAGCATATTGCTCCGGGGTTAATTTAAACTTTTTAGCCAGCGCTGCTTGGGTCGCGGTTAATTTAATCTGCCTCGGGGCCGTGCTACGTTTGGCTGAAGCTACGACTGTACTCGTCTTACGCTGAGGTTTGGAGTCAGCAGAGTCATCGTCTTCATCTGGCGTGGTTTGGAACGCCTCTGGAAATCGTTTGCGTATTGTTGTGTCAATACGCTTATAGTAGTCATCAGTACCAATATATTGTGTGCCGTACTGTTGAGCTAGCTTTTCATGCAAACCGAATGCCGCTTGAGTCATCTCAGGGTCTTTTTGGAACCATGACTCGTTACGTGTCACCCAGTTTGCGTATTTACCATCAGGGGCAGCGTTTTGGGGCTGAGCCTGAGTTTGCGGCAGTTGTACCTCATTTTCTGCATCTTGTAAAGTAGGTCTAAAGTTTTTTGCTTTATCCGCCCTTAACGTGGCTTCCGTTAACTCCTGTTGAGCGGCAATTATCTCGTCGTTGTCATAGGTTTCTAACGATTGCTTATACTTGTCTTTCGCCATTTCCAAGTCACGGTCTGCCGCATACCGCATGGTCGAAAGGTATTCTTGTTCACCCGTTTTAAGGGTCGCTCTAAGGCGCTTATTCTCTTCCATAACCCGTTGGGCCATAGCAACAGCTTCTTGATTCTCCCGAGAGACGCGTTCTTTCTCACGCCGTTCGTCGTGCCAAACCTTTTTAAGCTGTTTTAAGCGTTCTTTTGCTTTGTCAGAATAGTCATCAAGCTCGTCGCTTTCAAGTTCTTCTACAACGTCTTGTGGCATGGGCTGTCGGCCCTTATCCGCAACAGGCGTATCGTCTTCAATCTCAATATCTAACGAATCTTCAGCCACGTTACCGTCAACTTCGTCAGGAAACTTGTATTCATTTTTTTCAAATGTTGCCATTTTATTACCTCCTATGCCCGTGAAATGCCGCGTGGATCATCAACCACGGCTTCTACAGAGTCTTCATTGAGCAGACGGAACTCCCGTCCGTGGATTTTTAAGCGGGTGCCTGAGTTTGGTCTGGCTAAAATAAAGTCGCCTTTCTTACACCACGGGCCATTTGGGTAGCGTTCCTTGTCTGTATAGCAATCAGGGCCAAGGTCTACAACAAAAAACACGGTAGCAAGCACTTCTTCAATCCGGCGAGTTTCGTCAGACTTAATAAGGCCACTGTCATATTTTTCTTCTGCTTCGGGTAGCGCCACTAGGATGTGCCAGCCAGAAGGTTTAGGCAGTTGTGTTGCCTTCTCTTCTGCGGTTTCAGGTAATACGGTTGCATCCAAGCTATCGGGGTTTGAGCCGATTAGGATTTCACTCATCGTCAAAATGCTCCAAGTTTTTTGCGAGGTCTAGTAGGTACATCTCCACGTTGGTAAGGCCTCGAATCTCACCGCACATGTATTTATAGTCTTCGTAATTTTTAGCTGCGCCTGAAGCAGCGGCCTCTGAGAGCTGCGTGCGTCTGGAACGCAACTCCCTTAGGATTGTTTCAATCACTTTGTCCATCATTCACCTTTTTTGGGAGGTCGATTGGGGTTGTTTTGACGTCGTTGTTGTAATACTTGAACACCCTGACGGAAGCCTTCTCTTTCTTTCTCTGCTTCCATACGCTGTTGGTCGCTGACGTGTTTCATCGTCATGTTGGCCCCAGCAATTTCTTTCTGCGCGTCGATACGATCTTTCTCAACCTGTATCTGCTGAGCTTTCAACATAGCGTCTGCGGCATCTTTGTCTGTCTTACGCTTCTGTTCGGCCTGTTTGATAGCCAACTCTTGCATCTGCATTTGAATGACAGGGTCTTGCATCTGTTGTTGAACTTGTTGCTGTTGAGCTTCTTGCTGGTGTTGTTGCAGCAGTTGTTGTGAAGCTTGCGCAGCCATCTTGGCAATCTGGTTCTCCATCTCCTTTGGAATAACGATGTCGTCGTCTTCCTCGTAGTTGGGTAATTGCATGCCCATTGTTTGTTCCATCTGTTTGCGATACTCGTA